CAGACATCTACAAACCGCGCCTAGTCTGCTTTGACAAGTACGCCACACAAACTATTGCCGATCGCCTGTCTCAAAGTGGTGTTATGGTCGAGGATGTATCAGGCCAACAGTTCTACAAAGCCTGTGGTGATCTATTAGAAGGCTTAGTCAATCATCGAGTAGTTCATAATGGTCAAGCAGAGTTGATCCAGCAAATGAATAACTGTGCAGCTAAAGTCAATGATGCGGCGTGGCGCATAATTAAACGCAAGTCGGCTGGAGACATTTCGGCTCCTATTGGCTTGGCGATGGTAGTTTCCAAGTTAATGATCCCAGCACCAAAGCCTCAGATTTATACTTAGACACGCCATCGGCGTGTTGTCTATTTACTTGACAAATGCTATCCTTTATGTCTATGGGTATCTTTTCGCGTAAGCCTCAGACACTACAAGCACAAGTTGCGCCACAAGTTATGGGCGATAGCATAAATGCAATTTACAATTTTACTTTTCCAGTAATTGCTAGGCGAGATGCTATGGCTGTGCCAGCTGTAAAAAGATGCCGAGATTTATTGTGTACTATTGGATCTATTCCTTTAGAGTATAAGAAAAAATCAACAGGCGAAGAAATTGCAGCTCCAAGATGGGTTTATCAACTATCTAAATCGCAACCACAGTTTGTCACCCTAAGTTATTTAGTGGACAGCCTCCTATTTTTCGGTCAGGCTTTTCTCGAAATAACCGAGACTTATCAGGAAGATAATCGCCCAGCATCTTTTGAGTGGGTAGCAAATACTCGTATTACTTTTGATCTCAATGTAACTAACACTGTTGTAACTCAGTATTATGTGGATGGATCGCCGCGGCCAATGTCAGGTCTTGGATCTCTTGTTACATTCCAGTCATTTAATGAAGGCGTACTTACTACTGGTGCTCGTACAATTCAAGCTGCAATAGATATTCAAAAAGCTGCCGCGATAGCCGCGCAAACTCCGATGGCCACAACTATTCTTCGCAACTCAGGCGCTGATCTTCCACCTAGCGAGGTACAAGCTCTTTTATCTTCCTGGAAAGCAGCTAGACAAAATCGATCAACTGCATATTTGACATCCACTCTCGAAGCGCAGAATTTAGGTTTTAGTCCTAAAGACATGATGTACAACGAGGCGATTCAAAATCTTGCTACAGAAATTAGTCGTTTGTGTGGAATCCCTGCTTATTATTTGTCAGCCGATATGAACACATCCATGACATACGCTAACATTCTTGACGAAAGAAAACAATTAGTAGCCTTAGCGTTTCAGCCTTATATCTCTGCCATTGAACAGCGTTTAAGCATGGATGATATATCTACGACTGGACACTATGTAAAATTTGATCTTGATTCTAGTTTCCTTCGCGTTGAACCTATGGAGCGATTGCTTGTATTGGAAAAGATGTTATCGCTTGGCTTAATTACAACAGAGCAAGCAATGGAAATGGAAGACTTAACACCTAACGGAAGTGAAGGCTAATGGAAACCTTATACATCGAAGCATCATCAATTGAGTGCTCAGAAGAACGCCGCGAAATCTCCGGCAAGATCGTACCTATGGGTACTGGTGAAATCGGTAGCACAAACCTAGGACAATACACATTTGCTGCCAACTCTATTGAGATTGCAGATCCGACAAAGATTAAATTGCTTTCACAGCACGATCTAAAGAAGCCAATCGGTCGCATGACTGCTGCTGAGACTCGCGCAGACGGTATCTATGCAACATTCAAGTTAAGCCGATCATCAGGTGGAAATGACGCTTTGATTATGGCTCAAGAGGGTCTGGTTACTGGACTTAGCATCGGAGCTGAAATTATTGAATCAAAGCCATCAAAAGATGGATACACAGTTGTATCCCTAGCTAGGCTCAAAGAAGTTTCTTTAGTCACTGTACCGGCATTCGGATCAGCAGAAATACTAAAGATTTCAGCAGAGGAAGTTACCCCTGTTGAAGAAAACCCAACTACAGAAAGCGAGACTCCAGTCGTGGAAGATACCACACCAGTCGAAGCAACACCATCAGTAGAAGCTGCGGCTGTCGAGGCTGCTCGTCCTACTGTTTCAGCGATGTACTACACAAACCCAATAATTGAAGTAACAAAGCGCAATTACTTGGAAAACACACTAAAAGCTAACCTTTTTGGTGATGATGATTCTCGTCAATGGCTTCGCGCTGCTGACAACGATCAAACAACAGGTGCAGGATTTATCCCAACACCACAAAGCACACAACTACTTAACTTCCTTTCTAACGCAGACCGTCCAATGATCGATTCAGTTTCCCGCGGTACAATGCCAGAATTTGGAAAAACTTTTGAGTTGCCAAAGATTACTGAAGTCCCTCTAGTAGATCAGATCGATGAGAATGGTGCTGTTACAGAGTCACAACTTGAGGCTTCATTTATTACAGTTACAAAGAAGTCTTTTAAGGGTCGTGCAATTACTACACTCGAATTGCTAACAAACTCAACACCTGCTTTCCTAGACGAGCTTCTAGTCCAGATGGAGTTTGCTTACGCAAAAGATACTGAAGAATTTGTGACAACAGCTATTCAGGGCGCAGGTACTCTTAACGCAACAGCACAGGCTAACTCAGCTGATGGCTTGCTTAAGTATGTATCAAGTGCCGCAGCCGCAGTGTATTCAGCATCACTTGGCTTTGCTCGCAACATTGTAGTTACACCAGAACAATGGGCTAACATTATGAGCTACAACGATCAAGGACGACCAATCTACATCGCTGCTAATCCTCAAAACGCAGGTGGCGCACTTACACCAACAAGCCTTCGCGGATCTGTTGCAGGGCTTGACCTTCGTGTATCTCGTTACATGAAGGGTTCTGGCGGAGTAGGAACAGCTGATTACTCAATGGCTGTTATTAACCCAGACGCTTACACATGGTACGAGGGTGCTCGTCAGCAACTTCGCACAAATGTGAACTCAGACGGAACTGTAGATATTCTACTATTTGGTCAAGGAGCACTTGCTACAAAGCTTGCAGCAGGCGCAAACTGGTTTAACCTAACCTGATAACTAGGTAACTAAGTCGCTCTAGGGGTCAGTAGCCCTCTGACCCCTAGAGTCTTTAGAAAGGATAACAATGGCACTAACATCAGTTGCAACTCTTAGAAGCACACTTGGAGTAGGCACATTGTATCCAGACGCGACCCTTCAATCTGTATGCGATGCATCGGATGCAGTTTTACTTCCGATGCTATGGGCTCCTAAATGGTTTAGCGTTGCTCACAGCAATGTTGTAGGCACAGGCACTTTGTATTTTAATGAAGATGTTAGAGATACCTTTTATGTCGGCCAAAGCGTAACGATTGCTAACTCAGGTAATTTGTATGCCGGCACTAAGACAATTACAGCCGTGGGTGAATACTCAATTAGTGTTACAACTACTCATTCTTCAGCGCAGTCTTATCACCCAATTTTTCCTTATGGAACTGTATCTACCACAACTTACACAGACTGGACTGCAGATACAGCAGTGCAAAATGCAGCTTTGATGATCGCTGTTGAAATCTGGCAAGCACGCACCGCCACTTTGAGTGGCTCAAATGCCATTGACTTCCAGCCCTCACCTTACCGAATGAGCGCACAGCTTCTCGCTAAGGTGCGAGGATTGATCGCACACGCACTAGACCCTCGCTCAATGGTGGGATAATGCCAGTTGCAGTCACTACCCTTCGCACAACATTAGCCACAGCATTAGTAGATAACGCTAAATGGCAAACCTTTGCCTTTCCACCGGCAACTGTCTTGGCTAACTCTGTAATTGTGTCTCCAGATGATCCTTATCTGACACCTAGCAATAATCAGCACATCACAATCAGCCCTATGGCTAACTTTAAGATCATTATTACTGTGCCTTTGTTTGACAATGAGGGAAACCTTAACGGAATAGAAGATGCAGTCTGTGGCGTGTTTGCAAAGCTCGCAGCATCATCTTTGACCTATAATGTAAGCGCAATAAGCGCACCTAGTATTCTCAACGCTGCTTCGGGTGACCTACTCAGCTGTGAGATGTCCGTATCAATCCTTACGAGTTGGAGTTAAAATGTCCGATTGGGAAAAAGAGAACGAGGCCTTTCTGATCAAGATCGGACAGGTAGCACCAGCAACACATAAGCCAGCACCTACTAAGAAAGACGAGGAATAATCTCATGGCTGTATTTCTAAATAACAAGGTCGGCGTGAAGATCAATTCTGTCGATCTATCTGATCATGTCACAGCAGTAACAATTAACCGTTCATTCGAGGAACTTGACGTAACAGCAATGGGAGATTCCTCAAGACGTATGGTAAAAGGTTTGGAAGCCTCAACTGTAACAATTGACTTCCTAAACGACACAGCATCAGCAAATGTATTGGCAACACTACAGGCTGCATGGGGAACAACAGTTACAGCTGTATTTTTACAGGAAAAGGGAACAGCAGTATCTGCTACTAACCCTCTCTACACTGTATCATTGCTAGTCAATAACACAACAGACATCAATGGTGCTGTTGGAGACATTGGCACACAGTCAATCACATTTACTGCTAACTCAACAATTGCAGTAGCATCAACAGGCACATTCTAAACAATTAAACAAAGGGGCTAAACATGGCAAGACTAAAGATCGTTCGACAAGATGGAAGTGTATTAGAAGGCGAGATTACTCCAGCAGTGGAGTATTCGTTTGAGATGTACGCTAAAAAGGGTTTCCACAAGGCTTTTCGCGATGAGGAAAAGCAATCGGATGTTTATTGGCTCGCATGGGAAGTCACACGCAGATCAGGTGAATCTGTTAAGCCATTCGGGATGGACTTCATCGAAACACTCAAAAGTGTTGAGGTGCTTGATTCCGACCCTTTAGCTTAAAGCGCGATCTACCGCTCACCTACCTTATTGCTAGGCTAAGCATAAGGTTAGGGATCGCGCCACAACATTTATTAGAGTTAGACAAAGTAATGCTAGATGCTTTACTTCAAGGTCTAAGTGATGAAGCAAAGGAGATCAGAGATGCAAATAACAATCGAAGGAAACGCTGATCTCCGCAAAGCACTACGCCGCTTTGCTCCAGACTTAGAGAAATCACTAAAAAAGGAAATAGCATTAGTTCTCAGGCCAGTAGTCAGAGAAGCTAGAGGGTTTGTTCCATCGACTGCACCTTTAAGCGGTTGGGCTCCAAGATCCTTTAGTGAGGGATTTTTCCCATCATTTCAAGCATCTATTATTAAAACTGGTATTGGTTACAAAACAACAGCATCCAAGCCAAACTCCAGAGGATTTAGTTCTCAGGCCAGTATTTTCAATGCTTCTCGCGCAGGTGCAATCTATGAAAGCGCCGGTAGAACAAACCCTCAAGGTCAAGTATGGGTAGGCCCTAAAGGTCAAGGCAAGGGAAGTCGCTCACGCAACCCTAATGCTGGAAAGCAATTTATTGATGCACTGCCACCACTTACAGGCAGTCTTAAAGGTCGTGGCCGCTTAATCTTTAAGGCATGGGCACAGAATCAAGGTAAGGCTGAAGGCGCAGTGCGTAAAGCCATTTCAACAGCCGAATTAGAATTAGTAAGACGATCCAAGTCATCGAGTCTTAGGAGAGTCGCTTAATGAACATTCAAGAAGTAATTAACATTGCATCCAAGTTTGATGCTAAAGGATTTAAGCAAGCCGAGTCAGCAAGTGAGAAACTAGCAAGAACAGCAAAGAATCTTGCAGGAACTTTAGGTTTAGCCTTCGGTAGCGCGGCTGTTGTCGCTTACGGTAAGGCATCTGTTAAAGCTGCCCTAGAGTCTCAGGCAGAGCAAGAGAGACTCAATAACATCCTTAAAGTCACCACAGGCGCAACTCAATCACAAATCGATGTTCTTAACGAGCAAGCAAATGCCCTTGAGCGTATTGGTGTTGTAACTGGTGGAAACATCAAGATGACCCAATCTCAATTGGCGACATTTGATTTACAGATTTCTACAATCAAGACTTTAACTCCGGCAATCCTAGATTATGTAACTGCCGAAAAGGGTGCTACTGCATCCGCAGCTGATTTCAAGTCTATGACTAATGGCTTGGCTCAAGCCTTAAATGGTAACTTTGCATCCCTTACTAGGACTGGTTTTGTACTAGATGAAGTAACTAAGAAGACTATTAAAGAGGGAACTGAGACAGAAAGAGCAGCAGCTCTGGTCAAGGTTCTTAACTCAACATACAAAGACTTTAACGCCAATCTTAGAAACACAGACTCTGGCAAGATGCAAGTCCTTGCCAACACTGCAAGAGAAGTTCAAACCATCATCGGTGCTGGAATTATTGACTCACTTAAACTGCTAAGTGAAGATACAACTATTGATGGCCTCACTGCAAAAATGAGAGAACTAGCAGTTGCCACATCGGATGTAAGCACTGGGTTTTCTCTATTTCTTAAAGATGTAAAAGAAGGTTTAGAAGCCGATCCAATCTTAGGATCATTCTTCGGTTGGCTTCTTGATGACATTGGTTCAGGAATCATCTTTGAAAAGGCTGGCAAGGAAAGACGAGAGCGCCTAGCCTACAATAAGAATGAGCATAAGGCTAAGCAACTAAACCTTGCAGTAGATAACAAGGCTGACAAACTTACAAAGTCTCAAGTTGCTGCCAGAAATAAACTACTTGCAACTCAGCGAAAGATAGCGGCTGAAAAGAAAAAGCAAGAGATTTTAGACAAGGCTTCTCTAGTCCTTGCACAAGGCCAGAAAGTCTTTGATGAAGAAGGCATCCAGTTAGCTGCTGCTGCTCAAGGTAAATTGACAGAAGAAGAACGCACTCGGCTAGCTCTCAAGACTGACATCTTTAATTTAGAAGCTGCCATCAATGAAGGCAACATAAGTGCCGCTGCTGCCTTAGCAAATAGCATGGTTGCCAATGCTCAAAAATTAGCAGCTTTGCGTACTGACATGATTGGCCTTAACGATATCCAGAATCCTTTTACAGCATGGCTTGACACACTAAGACAAATGGCTTTAGAGCTTTCTAAACTAGCTGATGTAAATCCAGCGCCTATGACTCAACAACAGCAACTTGGAAATGTTCTATCTTTTGGCGAAGCCTTAAAGTCTAAGCAACAGAATCTTTTGGAAAGAACTGATCCTAATACTGATCCTTTAACTGCCTTGCGTTTAACAGCAGAAAACTTAAAGGCACAGCAACAGGGATTATTGGCATCAATTGGTGGAACCTATGCTCAGTCTTCAATGACTGGCGGCGGCACTATAGTCAATCTTAATGTTCAAGGCTCAGTTTCAACAGAGCGTGATCTAGTTGCAGCGATTACTCAAGGACTCTACGCACAACAGGCTTCAGGTACTCCAGTCAATTACAGTACGGCTTACTAATGGCATTACCAGCAACCCCTATTGTAAAGATTAACCTAACTGGTGGAGCCTCATTCGGCGAGCCTTTTGTATTAGGTACATCTCGCCTAGGCTTTGCTGAGTTTGCTTCTGGCTCTACTGTCATTGTCGATGTATCTGCTCAAGTCTCTAAGATAGATACTCGCAAAGAGCGCAACCTATTTCAGGATAAGTATCTGTCAGGCACAGCCACAGTTCGAATTATCGACGAAAATGGTGACTGGAACCCACAGAATACTTCTAGCCCTTATTACCCTAATCTTGTGCCTCTACGCTCTATTCAGATTTCAGCATTTTATAGCGGTACTTCCTATCCAATTTTCAAGGGTTACATTACCGAGTATCTTTATACCTATCCAAAAGATCAAGAAATTGGTTATGTCGATCTCATCTGTTCAGATGGATTTAAACTGCTGTTCAACTCCAATGTAACTACTGTGACAGGCCAAGCAGCAGGGCAAGATACAGGCACACGCATCGATAAGATCCTAGATACAGTCGGTTGGCCTACAAGCCAAAGATCAATTCAAACAGGAAATACAACATGCGTGGCTGATCCAGGAACAACACGCACAGGCCTGACAGCCGTGCAAACAGCCGAGTTTACAGAGCAAGGGGCATTCTATGTGGACAAGGCAGGCAACGCTGTATTTAAGAACCGCCAGTTTGTCTATGATGCTCAAGCTGCTACACCTACTGAATTCTCTAATGCTGTCGGATCAACAGACATTAACTATGCAGGCATCGTCTTTGCCCATGATGACAAGACTATTGTCAATCAGGCCACAGTCACACGCATAGGCGGCACAGCACAAACTTTCTCAGATGCTACTTCTGTGGGGCAATACTTCCTGCACTCTGTAACAGCCGACCAAATGCTCATGCAGACAGATGCCAATGCCTTAGCCCTAGCAACTGCCTATGTTACGACCCGTAAGGACACCACTATTCGCATTGAGTCAATTACTCTAGATTTAGTAACTCTGGGCTATGGGGCTGGAATCGCAGCAGCTTTGGATCTTGATTACTTTGACACAATGGAGATTACCAATGTCAATGTGTCAGGCACGACCATTGTTAAGAAGCTCCAATGTCAGGGAATTAGCCACCGTATCACCCCTAACACATGGGTTACAGTTTTGACCACGCAAGAGCCATTACTCGATGTGATGTACTAGAATAGGACTATGGAGAAACAATCATGGCAGTAGGATTCCCAGCTAAAACCACATACGCTAATGGAGATGTCTTTTCGGCATCGGACATTAACGATACTAATGGCACACTTAACCTTCTCAATCCTTCGGCCAAAGGATCTTTAATTTCTGCTTCTGCTGCCAATACACCTTCTATCTTAAGTGTTGGAACTGATGGACAAACACTTATAGCCGATAGTTCTACTGCAACTGGACTAAAATGGGCAACACCCATTGCGGGTAAAGTGTTGCAAGTAGTGCAAAACACCTACTCAACCACAACTACCATTGCGACAACATCAATGACAGACACTGGTTTAACTGCAACAATTACCCCATCTTCTGCAAGTAGTAAAGTTTTGGTTCTTGTAGCACAACAAGTTTCTGGGTCAAGATCAGCCGCATCTATTGGAATTGCTATGCAACTATTAAGAGGTGCATCAGTCATTCGCAATCTATCTGGAGTTGGCGGTTATGAAACTTTCCAAGCTGCTTTTTCAGGTGCAACAACGGCTGGTATTGCAGGAATTGTTAATGTTTCCTATTTAGATAGTCCTGCAACAACATCTGCTACTACATACAAAACTCAAGGTAGAGTACAAAATTCAACAAATAGTGGTAGCGCATTTTTTCAAGAAAATTCAATAGACTCAACAATCATTTTGTTAGAAATAGGTGCATAATGGCTAAATCACATGAGGTATTAGGTATGTTAATTCCCAATGGTGGTTATACGCAATCAGGCGAAACATTTGAAGGTATAGAATTTTTAGAGTGTGAGCCAATTACTAAAAAACAATTTACAGACGGTTTTGCTAAATACGATCAATGGAAAATTGAACAAGATAATGCAAAAATGACTGCTCGTAAGTCAATTCTTGATCGTCTTGGCCTTACAGCCGATGAAGCGGCAATCCTTCTAGGGTAATGAATCCAAGACTAAGCAAAGCGGCAGTTCAACTTCGTGAGCAATTCGATGATGCCTACCCAGATCGTGACCGCACATCGGATGGTTGGATCGGTGATACCAGACATGGTGCTCGTAAGTCTGATCATAATCCAGATGTCAAAGGCTGGGTACGCGCCATCGACATCGATCGTGACCTATCCGGCAAAGCAAAGCCAGACCTCATGCCCGACCTTGTTGATCAAATTCGTCTTGCCTGTAAAAAAGGATCTGAAAAGCGTATTGCTTACATTATTTTTAATGGGTCAATCTGCTCCCCTATTCTTAGGTGGAAGTGGCGCAAGTACACAGGGGCTAACAAACACACTCACCACGCTCATTTCAGCTTTAAGAAAGAAGCTGACTTACGCGGTGAATTTTATCAAATACCTATGTTAGGCGGAAAACTATGAACCTAAAAAATCCAGCAATCCTCGCAGCAGGAGCATTCCTCGCAGCATGGTCAGCAACTAATTTCGATGCAGATTACAGAGCAATCTTGTGGTCAGTTTTATCTGGCGTCTTTGGTTATGCCTCACCTAAACGATAATGACTGTGCAGGACATGGCGGCAATTGCTGTTGCTGCTACGACCGTTATTGGTTCATTTATTGGCTCGGTGCGCTGGTTAGTAAAGCATTACCTAAGCGAACTTAAACCTAATTCAGGATCATCTATGCGTGATGAATTTAATGCTCGAATCTCATCGCTTGAAGCGCGTGTCGAAACCGTTATCCGCATACTAGAGAAGTGACAATTATCCTATGGCAAGAAAAAAGGTTATAGACCTAGACACTTACACAGCTCTTGATGCTTGGGCAATTAGCCTGCAAGAGATGTATCGAGCATTGCGTAGAGCAGGCATGGATGTTGATTTAGCATTAGCAATCATCATCGAGCCTACAGCTTATCCTGCGTGGATCTTGCCATCTCCAGTCGATCCAGAAAGGTTCGGCGATTACGAAGATGAGGATGACGATTAAGCGAATAGTTATTTTGTCTGATCTTCAAGTACCTTTTGAGGATGTTCATGTAACACGCAACATTGCCAAGTTCTTACAAACCTTTAAGCCAGATCAAACCGTCACTATTGGCGATGAGATTGATTTCCAGACAATTAGCAAGTGGTCAGATGGCACACCTCTAGCTTATGAGCAAACTTTAGGCGATGATCGTGATCGCTGTGTAGAGCTTCTCTGGGAGCTGGGTGTCAGTGATTGCATAAGATCAAATCATACGGATCGAATTTACAACATCATTATGAAGAAGATCCCATCCTTCCTATCCTTGCCAGAGCTGCGTTTTGAGAAGTTTATGAAATTTGATGAGCTTGGGATTACTTTCCATAAGAAGCCCATGGTGCTTGCACCTAACTGGGTTGCAGTACATGGCGACCATACCCCTATTAAGTCACAAGGCGGTTTGAGCGCAATGGAAGCTGCTAGGCGTACAGGCACAAACATTATCTCTGGCCATACCCACAGAGCAGGCCGTACATCCTTCTCAGAAGCCATAGGGGGCCGTTTGGGGCGTGTTCTGCATGGGGTTGAGGTAGGCAATCTAATGGACTTCAAACAGGCCGCATACACCAAAGGAACGGCTAATTGGCAACAAGCCTTTGCCATCATGTATGTCAATGGTAAGAATGTTCAAGTGGATCTAATCTACATAGAGAAGAACGGCACATTTATAGTCAATGGCAAGGTCTATGGACGACCTCGTTAGAGACATCTTTCCTGTCCGCAAGACCATAGACGATGCCGTCGATGAGGCAGAATCGTTATCGTTTCGTTATCAAATAAGACATAAATAGTCGCAGGGCTGTGCAACACTAAGCCTGTCACCAGCCGAGGGCGCTGGTGCGATAGGAGCAAGATGACTGACAATCAGATTATCGGAGCAGCTCTACTGCTGTTTCCTATTTTGGTAGGAATAATTTACGCACATGTTTCAGAGGGTAATTACAACAAAGGATTTCGTGAAGGCTATCATCGAGGTCGAGCTGTCAATAGACAAGAATTTTGGCAAGAATGATAGCTCGTGACATCCTACTCAACGCAACAGACACAATCTCTGATCGTGGCCTTTCATACGGTCACCCGGCAGATAACTTGCAACACACCGCAATGCTCCTTAGTGCATACCTACAAATGCCAATACATGACTATCAGGTGGCAGGGATCATGGTACTTGTTAAACTTGCAAGAACTAATCAATCAGCACAACACCTTGATAACTGGGTCGATCTATGCAGCTACGGCGCACTCGGTGGACAACTAGCAACAGAGGAGAATGGGCTTTATGTTTAATCTAGCGGATTATGAACCAGTAGAGGTGAGACTTGAGAAATTTATTCGTGATCACAAAGATTTTAGGATTTCAACTGAGTTGGAAGTTGTGGACTCAAATCGATACATTGTTAAGGCGTATCTGTATAAAAATGCTACAGACACAGTTGCATGGGCCACTGGCCTCGCAGAGGAAACGGTTACTAGCAGAGGTGTCAATCAAACTTCTGCATTGGAGAATTGTGAAACTTCGGCGATCGGCAGAGCGCTTGCAAATGCAGGTTATGCTCCTAAAGGAAAACGCGCAAGCCGAGAAGAAATGACAAAGGTAGCCAAGGCTCCTGCACCTAAGGTGGAGAAGGATTACTGGACTACACCTTTTGGTGAGCAAGATGAACTGATCAAGGAAGTACTAGCACCAGTGACAATAGATGCAGCTGTAAATACAGTTGCAGAGATTCTAGGTACTGTAAAGGATGTGCCGAGCTGCAAACATGGCGATCGTGAGTTTAAGGATGGCGTGAAGAATGGCCGGGCTTGGGGTGGCTATTTTTGCCGACACATTGGTGTACAAGGATCAGAGCCTAAGTGTCCAACACTCTGGTATCAGCTAAGCAGTCAAGGCACATGGGAACCACAGAAGGCGAGAGCATAATGGGTTACATCGAGATACATAATGCAGATGGTCTAGGTGGATGGGTTAATTTTGATGACATTCCATTCATAGAAGTTATCAATTGTCAATTATGTAACGAGCCAACAGAAGCTAGAGACATTGTTGCCAACATTGTTATCAAAGAAGAAAAGCCTGTAGTGGGTGCTTGGCAGTGTAGAAAGTGTCATGCTGTCAATGGATAAGCAAACACTTATAGCTGTCTTAACTGGTTTAGCCATGTTCTTATCATTTGCGATGGGATACTTAGTTAATGGCTTCACAGCATAGAAAGCACAGAGGTTTCCGCACAGAGCGAGTAGTTGCCGAGTACCTATCGACTTGGTGGCCACATGTTTGTGTGGGAAGGGGTAGTGGCAAAGATTTGCTCAATGTACCTTTTGACGCAGAAATCAAGGCAAGAAAATCGTTTGCGCCATTAGAATACATGAAGCAATTGAAGGCTCGCACATCGATTTCTGGGGAGCTCGGTTTTGCAATTCTTCGACTCAATACGCAAGGAGAAGACCCACGCAATTATGCGGTGGTTATGCGTTTAGAGGATCTATTGCCACTACTCATACTTAAATACGGTCACTTAGACAAAGAGCCCACAGAAGCAGACATAGACCGGTGTACTGCGTGTGGGTCATACATGATAAGGAAATGTTTAACATGCCAGCCTATGACTACAAATGCAAACGATGCAATCTCAATCAAGAGATCAGTCATGGATGGCACAATCGACCAATAATCTTATGTCAGTATTGTAATGAACCAATGACAAAGATAATTACGGCTAATCCAATTCACTTTAAGGGCAAAGGATGGGGCAAGGACTAAACGACACGCCGTCTGACCAGCACTTATAGTAAGGAGATTGACATGAATGGTACTCTCAGGGCTAGTGCCCATAAGGGGCACAGAGCGAGCCGCTTGCGGATAGCTCGCTCGGTAGCCATCGCTATTGGGATAACTCTATTCTCACCAATGGATGCTGCTAATACTGGGCAAATAGATAGCTTCAAATACAACCCTAGAAAATACATCAATGCCACTATGTCAAAGCATGAGGCTAAGTGCATCAAACTACTTATATCAAAGGAATCGGCTTGGAATCATAAAGCCATTGGTAATCTATCTGGTACTCATAGAGTCTATGGATTATTACAGATCAAGAACCCTATTGCTAAAGACATGAACCCTATGCAACAGATACAGTTACACATGAGATACTTAGATCATAGGTATGATGGATCTGCATGCAAAGCATGGAAGCACTTTAAGATTAAGGGTTGGCATTGAGTAGAGCTGCAAGTCATAGAGAGTTGGGTACACAACGCTGGAAGGATCAGCGATTGCGTGTGCTTAAGCGTGACTCATACATTTGTGCATACTGTAGTGGTGAGGCTACTCAAGTAGATCATGTGATACCTAGAGCCAACGGTGGTGGCCATGAGCTTGATAACTTAGTGGCATGTTGCGCACCATGTAACTCACGCAAGGGCGCACATAATGAGGGCGTTTTTTTAGCACGAGGTGCTACCCCCCCTGTCTTTTCAGGGAGCCTCTCTCCGATACAGTCCAAGACGATGCAAGACTCACCCTTTACGCTCCGACCTAGTCCGAGTCAATGACAGATAAACCCAAAAAGAAACAGGCGCTACGAGGGGCAACTAAACCAAGGCTTCAGAGTCCACCTCTCAAAGGCAAATCTAAAGTTGATGATGTCAAGCAGCTCTGTGAGATTATCAAGATGCCTTTACTACCCTGGCAGGAGTATGTACTCAAAGACATGCTCACTGTGGACACAAAGGGCAAGTGGATTCGCAAAACTAACCTTTTACTTATTGCCCGGCAGAATGGCAAGACACATTTAGCGCGTATGTTGATCTTGGCTCATTTAATCAAGTGGGAAACCAATGTCCTCATCATGTCCTCTAATAGAAGCATGGCTCTGGACACATTCAGACAAGTCACAGACATCCTAGAAAATAACGACCATCTAAAGGGCTTTGTAAAGCAGATCCGCTATGCCAACGGCACCGAGTCAATCGAGATGCTCAACGGCACACGGTTGGATGTCGTAGCAGCTACAAGAGATGGCTCTCGTGGTCGATCAGTCAATGGATTGCTGTTTATCGATGAAGTTCGAGAGATTACGGAAGAAGGGTTTAGAGCTGCAACACCAGTAACTAGAGCGCACCCTAATTCTCACACTTTGCTGTGTTCTAATGCCGGTGATGCCTTTAGCACTGTGCTTAATGATTTAAGAGAACGCGCTATCTCGTATCCACCTAAGTCTTTTGGATTCTATGAGTATTCTGCGCCACAGTATTGCAAGATTGAAGATCGCAACGCATGGGCTATGGCTAATCCTTCATTAGGTTACACAATTACAGAAGAAGCTATTGAGGAAGCGATAGCGACATCTCCGATAGAAAATACACGCACTGAAACGCTTTGCCAATGGATTGACAGCCTTTCAAGCCCGTGGCCTCATGGCGTGTTAGAAGAAACCTCGGATAGCACACTAGAAATGACATCGGGGGCTTATACTGTATTTGGTTTCGATGTCAGTCCGTCTCGGCGCAACGGTTCATTAGTCGCAGGACAAATTCTGCCAGATGGACGGATTGGCATCGGAATTTTAGAGACTTACAGTTCTCAAGTTGCCATTGATGAGCTAAAGATGGCGGCATCAATCAAAGGCTGGGCAGACATCTACAAACCGCGCCTAGTCTGCTTTGACAAGTACGCCACACAAACTATTGCCGATCGCCTGTCTCAAAGTGGTGTTATGGTCGAGGATGTATCAGGCCAACAGTTCTACAAAGCCTGTGG